CTATTGTACTGTGACTAATACGGCGCCGCTGAACGGTGTGCCGTTCTTGAGTTTGCCGCTGACCATGGCCGTTGTATCGCCCGGCTTGAGGTTCAGGTTCGCCTTGTCAAACACCAGCACCAGGTTGCCGCTGGCGTCGTAAGACCAGGACACCACCGTCGCCCCGGCGAAGGTCAGGCTGGCCGGATCTATATTGGCGGCATCCGGCCCCGAAAACACTACAGTGGTAGTTCCGGCGGTCCCCATAACTATGGGATTGGGGACAGTAAAACCTACGGTCCCGATGGTGGGGGTCGCGGGGGGAGCCGCAGGAGGCGTGCCACCGCCAATACCACCGCCGTATGCGCCCCGCACACTGGCCGGTATGCCCGTCATGGGCACGGTCAGAAAGACCAGCACCATGATGGCCGTTGCGGCCAGCACCGGCACCACGTATCGCCTTATCCGGTTGTTCTCTTTCATGCCATTCATATAGCTTCCTCCTGGTTACCAGGTTCACACCTGTCAAATAATACTACGGGTTTATTATCCTCTTACATTTCATTAAAGTCAAGTCCTTTTCCGGTTAAGCACTAAAAATACTTGTGTAAATATTAGCATATGACTATTTAGCTATACAAATCGGGACTATTGGGTGATTCACATTGTGGTTAAAGTGATTTAAAGTAAGTGTAGGGCAGCATTAGGTGTAATTGGATGATTTAAATGATGATTAAAGAGGCAACACGATGAAAAGTAACGGGCATGCAAGATTAATGTTTACAACACGTGAATTGGCCAAATTCCTGAACATCCACATTAATACAGTGAGGAGATGGAGCGACCAGGGGATAATAAAGTCTTACCGTATTGGGCCACGCGGTGACCGGCGCTTTGCCAGGGAGGATGTGCTGGCCTTCCTGGCTGATAACCAGCAGCAGCCGGAGGTGAAGGTAAGCCCATAGGGACGGGGGATTTATCCGGGGATTCCCACCACAATTAGCAGTGACCTGATGCTCGGCCAGCTTTGGGCATGAGACCGGGCATGGAAGACAATCCGATCGGCGTATCTGTCAATGGTCAGCGGGCAAGGAAACGGGTAGGATCTCCTTAACGCGGTGCAGGTTATTTAGCATGGCAGCGTCATCTTCACGGCTCTTGCTGGCCTGCTCGATGAGCACGACTAAGGACTTGCGCGCGCGGCCGGTGAAAAAAGGTGAGGAGATGGACCCCCAGCACCGTGAGTGTCGCGTGCGAGATATTGAGCGGCCCTACGATGACCTCGCCGCTGCGCTCAAAGGCCAGGCCTGGCGCCGGGCTAAGCGGAGGCATTGACAACCGTATGGTTAAGGCATATTCTTACGACCAAGGCTAAAGCAGAATGATAGCTGCTTTATATTAATGACTTGAAGACGGCTTGATTAATGGGGTGCATTAACAATGGAACGGCAGGGTGGAAGAAATGACCGGGGTATTCAATGACACGTGCCCGGGATAACCTGCAGCCTTCTTTGGCTGCAGAGTGGCATCCGCGTAAAAACAGAGGACTAACACCGTATGAAGTTATGCCATATAGCAACAGAAAGGCCTGGTGGATATGTAAAAAGGGCCATGAGTGGGAAGCAATGGTTTGCAATAGAAATAGAGGAGGTGGCTGCCCCTATTGCGCCGGACAACGTACAACAAAGCACACCAGCCTTGCTGACGTTAACCCCATGTTGGCAAAAGAATGGCATCCGCATAAGAACAACGGACTAACACCACAGGAAGTTAGTTCAGGTAGTGGAAGAAAGGTCTGGTGGATGTGCAAAAAGGGCCATGAATGGGAGGCAATTGTTGGCAGTAGAAAGCGAGGCATTGGTTGCCCCTATTGCTCAGGACGGCTTGCAACAAAGGACACCAGCCTTGATGCCGGTAATCCCACGTTGGCACAAGAATGGCATCCCAACAAAAATGGCAATTTGACGCCCCGGGATGTTAAAAAATACAGCGGTAACAGTGTATGGTGGTTATGCAATAAAGGGCACGCATGGCAATCTACTGTGTATAAAAGAAGCAGGGGCAGGGGCTGTCCGCAATGCGCCCGCAGACGCGGTTAGATAAGACGTGCTGATAAAACCGGTAAGCCGCCTGCGAGGGGATTACGGGGCGCAGAGGTCGAGGGTATGTTTGTAAACGCCGGCGCGGTATTCCATGACATAGCCAATGACGCGATAGTTGGCTGCCTGGTTGGTGACGGTATCGGTGACATTGACCACGTCCCATAGTTCAATACCACAATGTGGAGCAATGGTGACCTGCGCACGCTTGCCGTCCAGGCGCGCCCTGGCGAGCAGGGCGGTTGCCACGGCGGCGGCGACGGCGGCGGTTGGGATGGAGGAATCGTGGTGGGCGTCCAGTCGTTCGCCGACCAGGTCGACGTCCGCTTGGGTGACGGCCGATCCGCTGACCTGCACGCCGGCGGCATCCTGGCCGACGACGTAGGCGTGGTTGACGTCCGGCGACTCTACGAAGTAGGCGGCTTCGAGGATTACATGTTCACCGGCAAGAGGATCGGGCATCAGAATACCTCAATACGTATAGATTGCCGCGGCCGCTGCGGCGGCCTTGCAATGACGATCATTGTGCATTTTCAGCGGTGACCTCGGCGACCGTGCGCAGGCTGGTGATCTTGGATTCGAGGTGTGCCCGGTCGGCCGTATTGCCGGTGGTGTCGGTGAGATCCGCGTTGGCGTCGGCGGTCTTTTTCAGCAGGACGACGGGCGCTTTCTTGGCCCGGGTGATGGTGACGGCTCCATCAGACACGGCGATTGTGCCATGCTGATCATCAGGGATATTTGCGAAAAGCTCAATTACATTCATTGATACAACTCCGTTATAAAGTTAATCATACCCTGGTGAGGATAGACTATTGTTGTAACAGGGGCTTTTGTATGAACACCCATGGCCAAAGGTACAATCTGCAGGTTTGGAGTAAGAGAAGCATAATCCCCACCAGAGGCCGTATTCGCAACAGGATCATACATTGTGGCTGCAATATCGTAAGGATGCACTTTCAATGTTGAAGCACCGGTGCCTACTAAGCGGATGCAGAAATAAACATTTGCCAGGCAGGGACCTGAATTTATAGACAAAACGCGGCCGGAAGAATCATAACCAACAGTGCTGGTGCTGCCCACTGCTGACCAAGCATTAACGACCGAAATTACAGGGGAATGGTTGCCGGGACTCCAGAAAAAGAATTTATATACGTGGGCGGTACTCGTTGATATGATATTGAAAATGATCTCCTTAGTGCCGACTGCACAATCCTGTACGGCGAGCTGGTTTCCGATTGTGGTGAAAGTTAAATCGTACAGCAAGTGATCTGTGTCCTGGGTATCCACGTAAATCCGGCAGCGTAGATCATGGGTGCCATCATCGGAGTCAATAGTTATAGACGCACGGGTAGCGATTCTGCGGATAACGAAACGGGCATCAGCAGGAGTGATAGGGTTCAGCATGGTTTTGGAGGCGCTGGTGTAATCGGCGGCGGCACCCTCGGAAGTGGCCGCAATCGTTTTCGTGGCAGCTTCAAGATCGCCTGTATCTTGTAAGGAGGAGGCATATAAAAAGGAATTAATGGTGGGCTTGATAGCTAATGTCCCAGAGACTGGGAGGCGGGGTTTGACCTGGTCGAGCAACATATCATTGACACTATCGGCTACATTGGAAGCGGGGATAGCGGTATTGAGGGCAAGATCTACCTGGGCGTTGAAATCTGCTTCAGCCACGGCGCCGAAATCCACGGCGGCGAGGTCAGATTGTACATCGCTATGATATTTATTTGCCATGGTTAAGCGCCCTGTCCGGCGTAGTCGAGATTGTAGGTGGCGTGGCCAGAGCCATCAATGACCTGCAGGACCAGCCGGTCCCACTGGTTGGCGTAATGAAACTCGGCTATCTCGGATGGGGATAGGGTGGTTTCGGCCACCAGGGTGATGGGGCGGCCGGTATCCACAGCATAAGCGAGAAGCTTATATTTGAGGGTGAGCGTGGCGTGAGTGTTTTCCAGCAGCATGGTTTTCGTGGCCAGTTCCGAGGTTAGCCAGTCCAGGGCGGTGACATAAGCTGCGGTGACTGTGCCGGTTTTCGTTCCTTTATCAATTTTCCACATTAAATTAAACTCCTTATTGCGAGGGGTTAGATTGCTTCGCTACGCTCGCAATGACGTTTTTGGGTGGCGAGGGGATAGATTGCCGCGGCCTCTGCGGCGGCCTCGCAATGGACATTTTTGGGTGCGGTGGCCCCGCAATGACGGTCATTTTCCCGGGTAGGAGGGTGGTATATCGCTGAGAACGCAGGTGCCATTTTCGCAGATGGCGTACTTAATAGGACAAGTCGACTGCCCTACTGCAAATCCGTGGCGGTAGCTGAGTATACAGCAGCAGATGGCGAGGAAAACGACGATGAACCAGGCATAATAATCTTTCATTTTTACTCCTTTGCGGGCGCACCTGAAGGTACGCCCTACAGTATTGTTTTTAATAAAGTACATACATCAGGGAAATTTTAAATAATAAGACATTGCATCGGCGGCCTGGGGATAGACGATATAGCCGGTGAGGCCGACGAAGAAGATGACATCGGGCACCAGGGTGAGAAGATTGCGCAACACTACTGCGCCGTTTTCGCCGGTATTGACTGATAGGCGGGGATAGGAGCCGGTGATGTCTGCGCTGCGGGATTTATAGGTAAGAGTACCACCGATGGCCTGCACGACTAGTTCGATAATGGAATACAGGGTGGTAGTATCTGAAATCTCGTTCCAGAACATGGGGCGGTTGAAGGAATAGCATTCCAGCAAAAACCAGGCGTCAATGCAGTTGATATGCAGGTAACTTTTCCCTGGGGCTCGGGAATAACCGAGAGACTCGACGTAGTATTTGCCGGCGACAGATAGGAGATCACCGCCTGAGAAATAACCGATTGAAAGAGTAACCTGGGCACCGCGTTTAAGTTGCCCGACGGCGGAAGCCGCGCCGCCGCCGAGGCTGTTATAAGTGCCGTCGGAATTATCGAGGACAACTTCGAGCTTGCAGGGCGCCAGGGCGTTGACTGATTCTTTGATGGCCAGGAGCTGCGCGGCGGTGACGGCGTAATCGGTACCGGCGCCGGCCCCGGCGGCAGGCGGCGCCCAGCTCCCGGGAAGTGATGTACGCCAGACCTGATTAGGAGCGGTGGCATAAAGGTAGGTGCCATCGCAGGCAATAGCCAGGCCCTGGGTGGCGATGGTATCGAGTGGCCAGGCTTTATTCCAGTCCATATCTTTGAAGGCTGAGGCCGTGCGAAGGCGGTAAAACCATGGAGAATTTGACCTGGCGAAGCTAAACACAGCGCCTAACGAGGCATGATAAGTGAGGAAGGGGTCATCAACTCCGAGGGTATCGGATGCCTGCATTTCAGATACAGAGCTGACGCGCTCGTAGTAAGTGGGTTCCGATTTTTTGCGCATGGATTGCGTTTTCCACAAGCGCAGGCGGGTCTGGCCGGTGAAGGAAACTTTGGCTTTATAAGAGTTAATAAATTCCCAGCCGGACCAGGTGCCTGCGGAATAGGAGCCGCCATCGCCATAGATGCCCCTGGCTAAGCGGATGGAGGAACCATCGAGGATAAGCGCGAGGAGATTCCAGTCGCCGTTATGGTAAAGGGCGAGGGCGGAGATCTCGAAGTCACCGGCGATCTGGCCGAGGCCGCCTGACCAGGTCCCGCCGGCGCGGATCTGAATATACAGGCTGGTAGGGTCGTTTAAATCTGAGGCATGAACGACGGCCATATCGCCGTTGGATTTATAAGCTGCGGCGATGCCGCGCGCACCCGGGCGGGCATTAGCCATAGATACCCAAGAACCCCAAGTAGCACCGCTATTGGCTGATTGTCTGCGGTAGAGATTAACGCCGTCATCGGCAAAGACGACGACCTCAGTGCCCAGCGCGGCGATAGCGACCCTGGTGGTAGCTGTGACCGTACCGAGGTTAGTCCAGGCTGCCGTCCAGTTACTGCCTGTGCCCGGAGAAGTAACGCGCTGAAAATAAACCTTGTTGCTTTCCGCCTTAACGCGGCACACAGAGCCATCAGCCGGGATGGCGACTGAATGGTTAAGGCCGAGGGTGGTGGCATCGCTAACTGAAGTAAGCCTCTCCCAGAAGTAATCGCTCCATTGCAGGGCGGTAGAGGCCACCGCGGCGGGATGGCCATAGGAGGCGACTTCAAGTTTAATTAGAGGCGTCCGGATGGGGGCGCGCTGGGCGGTGGTGAAAGCGGATGAGAGGGTTCTCATACCAAACCATACTTTTAGCCTCCGTAGGGGCGGGTTTTTAAACCCGCCCGTTTTTTCGGGCGCACCTGAAGGTACGCCCCTACGGAAACATAACTATAAAAGTTTTGCGTAATCCCATCCCACCTGGGTGGGGGTGTAAGCCCCGCGGCCGTAGATCGACCAGTCCACGGTCTTGCCTGTGAGTTGTGCAAGGCCATCCTGCGCCATATAGATATCATTGAAATAGGAAATGAGGTTGCGCAATTGCTCGAAGGTTTCATCCGAGCAGGTGAGGTTATTGGCCTTCGCATAATCATTTTTCAACTTGAGCATATAGGCGTGGTAGTTAGCGGCCTCCGCCGGAGTGGGCGGCGTGAGAAGTTTGGTTTGAAACTTGAAGGCCTCGCAAAAGAGGTCAACAACTTTGTCGACGAGGCGTTTCGCTTCGCTTAAACGTTCGGTACGTGGGATTTCGCGCAGATCGAAGCGGGTAACCACAGGATAGAAATAGAAGGCACGGCTGATGGGGGTGACCTCTACGCCGTCCTTGCGGCATTGTTCTTCAGCGGCACCGACAGCGGCGCCGATATCGAAGGGGACGTAGGAGCTGGGGGTTGGGGCGGTGGCCAGGGCGGCGGGGTTAACCATGGGCGCGGTGGGGACAAAAGGCGCGGCGGATGGCAGAGATGCTGCGCCATTAGTTTTTGGGGGTACAGCATTTTCGATAGATTGCTTCGCTGCGCCCGCAAGGACATTGAACTTTACTTTCTCCTTGTCGATAGAGCCCTGCACGATGGTATAGATAATGCCGACCAGGGTGATGGCGACCGGTCCGATAACATCGACCAGGAACTGGACGATAGTCTGGGCTTTGGCCGGATCTGAAATGAAGAGGCCCAGGGAACCGGCGATAAGAGTGAGAAGGGTAACGATGATTTTCTTGTAACCGTCGAGGGGTGTAGTTTCCATTTAATTACTCCTTTTTTATTATTTGTCATTGCGAGTGAAGCGAAGCAATCCGACCGCGGTGTGTAGATTGCCGCGTCGCTGCGCTCCTCGCACTGACGAGGGGAAAAGCGGGCGCACCTGAAGGAACGCCCCTACGTTTGAATCGAGCATTTGCGGGCGCAGCTAAAGCAACGCCCCTACGTTTGAATCGAGCATTTGCGGGCGCACCTGAAGGAACGCCCCTACAACGGGGGAAACACGGACCCAAATGTAGGGGCGGGTTTTTAAACCCGCCCGAATGTGGGCGTATAGACGCGGGATTTTTCGGGCTTTGCGGGCGCACCTGAAGGAACGCCCCTACGGCGATTGCGAGGGCAGGTTTACGTCTGGGCATATTAATTAAACCTCCGCTGACATTTGAATTATTTTGAGCTGCCGGGTAATCGACCCGGCGATAAGTTCCTTTTGGAAGGCAGCCATCTTTGATTTGGCCTGCAACGCTACAATCCTTGCTTCCTCCCTGTAGCCTGCAGCAGTCTGCTGATATTGGCGGCCTTCCTCTATATGCGCCCGGGCGGTTTGAATGTGCTGACCGGACGTCTGCAAATAGGCCTGCCGTTTAAGGTTAAGTTCTGAGGCCAGCCTGGTATAAGCATCGGCGGCGGCTATATACTGTTGGCCAGTTGAGATATAGGCGGTGCGCTTATTGCCATGCGCTGTGATAACGGCGAGCTCTATATGCGCCCCGGCTATATTTTCCGCAGCCTGCCGGATAAAAGCATCCGCCTGCTGGATGTAGGAATTGGCGGCCTCGATATCACGTCCGGCATAAATAGCCCATTTGCCTGCCGGATCGTCGCCTGTATTGGCGGTGGGTATATAGTCGTCGCCCGAGGCCAGGTCGGCGACGGCGGCGGTTATCCTGATGCCGGAGGCGGTGATGGCGGTAGTGGCGGCGGTTAGAGAGGTAGCCGCGGCCGTGACGCGGGTGGTTACGTCCGTGAGTTTGGCAGCAATAGTGGCGTCGATGCTGCCTGCTGCCGTTGAGATGGCGGCTGATAGTGCGGCAAGGGCGGCGGTGAGTTGTGTACCTGCGTTGGTAAGCTGCGTAGCGATATCCGTGGCAACGGCGGCGGCGCTGGTGAGAGCGGTTTCAGTTAGCGTTACTTTGCTGGAAACTTTGGCGATAGCTGTATTGGCTGTTTCGAGGGCGGTGCTGACTTTGCCTGCGAGGGTAGCATCGGCATACTGTTCCAGGGCAAAAGCAAGCGCGCCCAGTTCGATGATGTCGCTGTATTTGATTCCATAGGTACGGGAAGCATCCGATAAAGTGTGATTGCCACTCCAATAGATATAGCAATCCGTACCATCACCCCATTCCGCCATAAAAAGAGTGGACTGGATAATGGAAAACGGCTTGAAATAGGGAGGCTTATTATCGATAGGGAATTCCAACCTGTCCAAGGAAATCAAGCCGGAAAGCGAAGAGATGCTGATGGCATAATCAGAGACCGTAGTTTCGATAGTGGTTTTCTGCTCATAGGGATGATGGCGGGAGAAGGCAGCCAGCGACCTTGCGATGGCGCGCTGGAGGTCAGCGTCTGACCAGCGCGGTGAAGCGCCCGAAGGATCGCCCAGGTCGGTGCGGAGTTGGGCTACTAAATCTGCTAAATAGGTTGTCATTTATTTAATACCGCGTTGCCTTGAGATTGCTTCGCTTCGCTAATGACGAGTAAAAAGGACCGCAATGACGGCGAGGGAAGCCGGGCCGGGCGGGGAGGTAAAGGCCGCCCGGCCCAGTATCAAAAGGAGGCACTTAGCGGTGTGTTACTCCGTTAAGCCTAAGCAGTGGTATCCGCGCGGCTGTTGAGGAAGAAGAGGATGGTATCCGCCGCGAGGACAAGGCCGATGATGGTATTGGCGTCGCCGCTGGTGGAAGGCGCGGTCTCCGTGACCTGCCCATTGCTGCTGCCTTCAGCCACGTAGATGGGGTTGCCGGGGGTAGCCCCGCTGTAGCCTTTGACCATAGCGGTATGGGACACAGGTATAGTCTCGCCGGATGCTCCGTTTTTCAGCGCGACCAGGCGGCCCTGTATGACCGAGCTTACCGTAGCCAGCGCGGGTTTCCAGCCTGTGCTGTAGCCTAAGATATCGCCTTCCTTGCAGGCGGCGGCTAATGTGACTGTTGGAGCGGCAGGTCCGGGTGACCACTGGACCTGTCGGCCTTTGGCGGGATCTGAAAATGCCATTTTGTATCTCCTTTATGTTTTATTGTAGGGGCGGGTTTTCAAACCCGCCCGAATCGGGCGCACCTGAAGGTACGCCCCTACGGTTTAGTGCTAATCTTTTACGCCGATCAATGCGGCGGCCTTGATATTAGAGAAGAGCGCCAGGCTGACGTACCACTTGATGCGCGTGCGCGTGGCATCCTTGGTCTCCATCTCGCCGATGCGTATCACCTGCAGACCGCCGCGGTCGGTAAGCCCGCAGATGCCGTCCTCGCCGAAGGACAGCGAATAGATAGTTGAGCTGGTATCGCCGGTGTAGGCGGTCTCCACGCTGCCCGACAGGGTATGCGTATCCTTGATGAAATCGTTAACCGCGATGGGAATGCCGTTGTAATACTGCACGAATTCGCCCAGCACGCCTTTGCCCACCTCCAGGTTATTGCCGGCTGCCCGGGCCAGCGCCATGATCTTGCGGCGGGAGCGCCTGCTCATCATCAGCAGGTCCGGCTTGCCGCCCTTGACCGCGTCCATAAGCTGGTCGATCATCGAGAGCGTGAGCGTAGCGCCGGTTGCGCCGGCGGCGATAAGCTGGTCGGATGCCGTGCCGGTGGCGATGAGCTTGACCATACCGTCGAACTGGTTGGGGTTGGCTGTGTTATCGCCGTAGATAAGCTTATCCTCGAGCTCATGGCGGATGGCCTTGGCGGTCAGCTCAATGATGGCGGACTCCACGTCCTGTATATTGGAGCGAGTTTGCCGGATATAGTTGTCCACATCGGCGTTCTGCCCCAGTATGGCCAATGTGGCCGTCTTCTGCGTGAAGGTCACGGCAGGACTGGTGGTCCAGTCGTCGTTGACCGCGTGCCATTCCGCCGAAGGCAGGGAAAGTTCGCGGTTATAGGTCAGCGCGTTGCCCTGTATTTCGATCCAGGGCAGCAGTTGCAGCAGCGGGCTGTCCTTGACAATGGTCTCGATAACGCCCTGGTAGAGGACGTCGTTGGAATGTTTTGCGGCTTCGGTTAAAAGTGTTGCCATGTTTTCTCCTTTATCACCTCACCCCTGGCGGTACCCGTAGGGGGCGTACCTTCAGGTGCGCCCGCGGCGGGCGGGTTTAAAAACCCGCCCCTACAGATCCCGGGGGCAAACGGTGACATGCTTATTTCTTTTCCTGTATCCCGTACTTGATTTTGTCCCGTGGTGAGAGTCCTGAGAGGTCGGGTGCCGACCTTTCCGGCGCGCCGGCGGGGATGGTAAGGTCCTTGAGTTCGGCCTCCAGCGTCGACCTCATTTTTTTCACCAGGCCGTTGACCTTTTTAATAGAGGCGTCGATCTCCTCCACCGAGCTTCCGCTGATCATATCGTCCGAATAGAGCGGGCTTGAGCTCACGGCCAATTTGCGGTAGGCGCTCACGGTGTCGTCCAGCGCGGCCTTCAGTCGGTCATAGTCGCCGGTACGGGCAGCCAGTGATTGCCTGGTTTCATTGAGGGCGGTTTCCAGTTCGGCCAGTTTTCCCGCGTCGTAGGGTTTTTCGGGCGCACCCCGTAGGGGCGGGTTTTTAAACCCGCCCGCGTCTGCGGTCTTTTCGGGCGCACCTGAAGGAACGCCCCTACGGCCGGGGTCAGATTCGGGCGCACCTGAAGGAACGCCCCTACGGCCGGGGTCAGATTCGGGCGCACCTGAAGGAACGCCCCTACGGATGGTTTCGTCGTGCGGTAGGGGCGGGTTTTTAAACCCGCCCGTCTCTACGGTTTCGGCGGGGGCTTCTGCTGTTTCGCTATTGATTTCTTCGGTCATAATGTCCTCCTATAGTCAAAGTGCAGTATCCAGCTCTGCGGCCGTGCTTCTCTCTCTCGCTTTGGCGTAGGCGGGCTGCACCTTAAACTCGCTATTCATTTCCAGGATGCGCCGGCGTTCGGCCATCCATTTCTCAAACTCGGCCTCGGGGTCGCGCACGTCCAGGTTATCCATGGCGGTGCGCCGCGAGTGGATGCCCGACTGCACCATCAGCTGCTCGTTCTGCGCTTCACGTGCGCGGTCCTGCGGCAGGACCTGTCCCCACAAGATACGCTGGCTAACACCCGTAAAGTCCTGGCGGGCGAACTTTTTATACAGTGCCAGCACCATCTCATTGCGCCTGCGGTAGACATTGGTCCTGATCAGCCGTTTGCGGCGCACCTTTTGCAATAGTGATTGCAGTTCCACTTCCAGCGCGATACCCGAAAGGTCCCGCCCCATGCCACCATAGGACGCGCGCGGCGATTCCGAAAGGTCGTGCATAGTGCGATAGACCAGGTCGATGTAGTCGATATGCAGGCGTATGCCTCCGCCCTGCAGCAGGTCCAGGAGGTAGGCGCGGGCATCGGGCGGCACGTTCCAGACCGCGCCGGGCTGGACAAGTATATTCTCCGACTGCTCCACGCCCTCCAGCACCGCGATGGGATTGCCCGAGACCTCCAGAATGCGTGAAAGCTGTGTCAAAGAGCGGTTCAGTTCTCGCTGGGGTTCGCGCAGGGCGGGAATATCCGAGAGACCCCAGAACTGCTTGGGCTGGCGCAGGTTGGGGAAGATAATAAAAGGTATAAAGCCGTAGGGGTTGGGTTTGCGTTCGATGGCCGTATCGTCCATATATAGAATGAACTGTTTTATATCCCAGACCTCGGTTATCACAGCGGTCTTCTTGGTTATAGTCTGCTTATAGAGCAAGGCAGCCTCTTCGGCAGAAAGCTGGTAGCGCGAGGCCACGCGGTAGAGGCGGGAGAGGTCGTCGCCCTGCCACCAGGCGAAGATGCCGTTCACATCCGGGGCGGTAATGCGGACGCGTTTTTCAACCGCGTCCCAGGTTATCTTGTAGCAGCCGTCGCCCAGTATGGCCGTATCCACCTCGGTGGTATAGTCCAGTTCAGAGCAATTATTCTGGTCGTAGACCAGGTAGATGAGGTACTCGGCCATTTTCCCCATATCTTGTGGGGGCGGGTTTAAAAACCCGCCCGCGTCTACGGTCTTTTCGGGCGCACCTGAAGGAACGCCCCTACGGACGGATTCGGGCGCACCTGAAGGAACGCCCCTACGGACGGTTTCGGTTTCGGGCGCACCTGAAGGAACGCCCCTACGGTTAGTTTGTGGGGGCGGGTTTTCAAACCCGCCCGCCACCGCGTCGCAGGCAAAATTCAGCTCATTCATGAGGTAGCTGGTGACCTTATCCACCGCGATTTTCGCGTAATTAAAGACAAGCTGCCGGTAGCGTGAACGTTCCGACCATTGAGTGCCGTTATAGAAATCCAGGTTGGACCTGTAGCCGGAAAGCCGTGCGCGGTCCATCTGGTCCAAAGTCTTAATATCAAAATTCATACCAAATCACCCTGTCATTGCCCGACTTGACGTAGGGGCGTACCTTCAGGTGCGCCCGAAACGGGCGGGTTTAAAAACCCGCCCCTACAGAGGAACCCGCCGACGAAGAAGCAAGCTACACGCATCACGGGTCGATAATATTGCATGCATACCATTTCAGACAATGGAGAAATGTCGCTTTTACAGATTACCGCGCTTCGCTCGCAACATTTTTGGGACGGTGGCCTGGCAATAACACATGAAAAGTTTCGCAATGACATCATTCCCTGAGCGTACCCCTGGCCTTACGCGGAACCAGCCTTGCGGCCGCCTCCACGCAGAGCGCCAGGCTAATAAGGTAGTCGTCGTGGCCGTCGGCGGGGTCGACGTAGAAATTGATGGTGCGGTTGGGGCGGCTGACACTGCGGGCGCGTTCCAGTTCAAAGAGCATTTCGCGGTATTCAGGCGAGCCATCCGCACGGTAGAGGCTTAGGCTGCCCGAATTGATAGCCGCCAGCAGGCTGAAGCCCAGCGCAGACTTAGAGGGCTGCGTGAACTTAAAGGGTATAATGCGGTAGCCCAGCGCCGCGCGCAGGAACGAGGCCACGCCCTCGCCCACGCCGGTGGCGTCGATCACCACGCGGCTGCAGTTCCAGGTATCCTTAATAAGATGTAATAACACGCGGTAAAGCTCCGGGTGTTTGCGGCCTACCCAGGCATAATGCTCCACCACCTCAATGAGGGGTTCCTTCACGGCAGCGTCAGCCGCGGGGAAGCTTATCGCCGCAATGGTCAGCACCGCGGCGTCCCTGCCGCGCGCCGGCATACCCGGTTCTTCGGATATCTCAGCCTCGCCTGCCAGGTCGAGTCCCGCCACGTAGATTTTACCCTCCGCTTCACGTCCTGCCCGGCGGCTGTGCGTACCCTGCAGCAGGGCGATCTGTGCGCGGGATAGGAAGCCACCCGTGCAGCGGATGGGCAGCAGGGCATACTGGCTGAGGAAAAGCGGGTGGTCCTCGCCCAGGCGGGCGCGCTCCGATTCCACAAAAGACAGGTAGTCAGGGTTATATTTAGCCACCTCCTGCCAATCGTAGCGGAAGTGCCGCCTGATGCCGTCCTGCCGCTCCTGCTCGAGGTTGGACTGCTTAATTTGTTCCAGCAGGGTGGAATCATCCCAGGTAGTGCCGTAATGCACCGTGGTGGCGTTAGTCGAGGAGGCCATGGGGCGGAACTCCTTGGTATATTTATCCTTATTAACGTCCTGCGACTCATCGATCTCGAGCAATATATCGGCCGTGTGGCCGACCACCGACGAAGACACCTCGGCAGAGAGGAAGACCTGGCGGGCTTCGCCCAGCCGCACGATATAGCCCATCTCCGTCTCCCAGATACCGCCGAAGCCAAAATCGTCCAGGCGCTGTTTGAGGCGCAGCATAGATATGACCGTCTGCGGCTTAAAGGTGGGGGAACATTTCACGGCGCTGCCGCCGCGCTCTATGAACATCGTGAGCAGCAGCACTTCGATGTGGGCTGAAAGCTCGTTCTTGCCGCCCTGGCGTGCGATCTCCACCGAGAAGGTGAGGCCGCGGCGGTTCTCGATGCTGTCCAGCACAGCGCGGGCGATGGCAAGCTGATAAGGGCGTAATTCCATGCTATTAATAATTAATGCGGGCGGGTTTAAAAACCCGCCCCTACGTGTCAATGCCGCGCCCTTCGGCTCACCGCAATGACGTTTTTGCGCTGTCATTGCGGGGAACCGAAGGCGACGAAGCAATCCCTACTTTTTAATCCTCCTTATCCTTTTCATTTCCCTCTGAACCGTGCGCGTGCTCACCCCGAAGGCCCTGGCCACATCTTGTACACCGATACCGCTGTGGCGCATATTCTTGATCGCCGAAGCCCTCAACTTCAGGCGCATCTGATGCATTCCCCGCGGTATCGTCTCCAGGCACTCCTCCAAAGTGCATTCCAGACAACGTGGACAAAATTCGCAACCGGTATCCGTGCCATTTGACTTTTTCCCTTGTGAACCATTTTCTTTTCCCATAATGGGGACGATAATATGGCATGCGTATATCGGTGCGATATGAACAGGTGTCGCTTATTGATCGTGGAATACTCTGTCATCAAAGTCCTCATTCTTTGTAAGGGCGTTGCTTTAGCTGCGCCCGTCTTCTTCGGGCGGGTTTAAAAACTCCGCCCTTACGGCAAATTTGTTGTGAGGAGCCGCAGGCGCCGGCCGCGCAATGACAGATGAAATTAGGGCGCGCAATGATTGGAGGAGGCTGTAGGGGCGTACCTTCAGGTGTGTATGGCGGACAGGCGAATTTGAGGTCAGACACAAAAAGCAAGCAATTAAGGTGGATAGCTCAGTTAAGGCTGGCTCCAGGTCAAGCGGGGGCATTGACTGCAGTAGTAAAAATGAAGATAATAAACATAAGAAACTTATTTATGAGGTGGCTGTATGGAAGTGAACAAAATCGGATTTAATCTCTTTTGGGCAATCATATTATTTATAACCGGTATTTTATATGGATGTGTAGACCAATCACCAGCCAAATTTGAAGTATTAGGATTAAATATAGCCCCTAATGAAGTTGAAGCCGGGCAAAATGTAGTGATTACTGCAACCATAAAGAACATGAGCAACAAGGATGGGAACTATAAAGCAATATTAAAAGTAAACGATTGGGAAACAGAAAATAAAACGCTCTCAATAATAGGAAATGGTAGCTCTGATATAACATTTAATTTGAGTGAGAACGCCCCTGGTGACTATCAAGTTACAGTTGAAAACATGAGCGCAAATCTTCGAGTTAAAGAGAAAAAGCCATCTTTTACACTTAAACAGGTCGAACTGAAGTGGGACAGTGAAAATCCTTATAAGTACCTGGTAAGCGTTGACGGCGGGTACCTGGTTAAATTCGAGCCACCAACCACCCCATTTACTATAAATAAAGTAACACTATTTGGCGCACGCGGTTCAGTAAGCCGTAAATTTGATATAGAGATACTTGACGAGAACCATAATATTCTATATAAGGTAACGCTACCTGACACCAAATTTCCCATGGGAGAATATACACCGGGAAACGAATCTATGAGGGAGGGCGGAAAGTGGGTTGCTATTGATATCCCAGATGTCGCAGTATCCAATACATTTTATATTCATATGTGGAACGGACCTAAATATGGCGGGATTCATATGGGAGCGGACGCAAACGCGATAAATGAGCACTCAAGCATTACGACACGCTATGATGATAAGATACAAATAATAGAAGAATGGGGAATGGCAAATCTGTGTCTATGCTGGTCTTTTGAGAAGTGTGATCAATCTAAAGTAAATTGGATGATACGCACAGCAGGCACATATCCAGAACCTATAAAATAAAGCATAAAGTGGGCTGAACCCCTATAACCGGATGCCTGGTAGTAGGATTACCGGTCAGTATAACTACGAAGGGGCTGGATGTTAATTTGAGCTTCCCGGAGCACCTCCATATGGCGATCAAGTACGGCCTGCTTTTGCTCGATTGCTGGCATACGGGCACCTACGGTGAAGAACACAAGCACCTATAACTGTGATGGCCACTTTCGTGCCTGGCGATGGTGATTTGACCCCCCATCAATCTATTTAACTACATTAGTTATATATCTATATTCATCAGCATCCGAGGTGCAGAGGGCGAGGGCAAATCAGGGGCCGGGCCGGGCGGGAGCGTTGACAGCGGAGCGGATAAGACATAACCTTGTAACCGCAAACGATAGCAGATGATAGTCGTCAATATCAAATACGAAGTTGCGCGGAGGTAAATATTGGCACCGCAAATTAAAGCGGATAAGGATTATATACTTGTCAAGCAGATCATACTGGTTGCAGACATATTGGTTAAGGTGCAGGAGCGGGAGCTTCTACCCCAGAACCTATCGGCAATCGCCGCCGACATCCTCTTCCTGGTAGGTGCCATGGGTAATGATGTAACGGCGGCCAAAATCTCCAAGATGCTCCTGCGTGAGCAGACGTCCATACGTGCCTTGCTCAAGCGCATGGAAACACACGGCCTGATCAATAGTACCAAGAACATGGGGGGAAAGAGCCTCATCCGCATCGCCCTGACGGCCAAGGGTAAAAATATACTAAAGCAGGCCATGAAGCAGAAAGGCACGACGCACGTCCTTTCCAGGCTGACCGAGGAGCAGCGCAGTAAGCTAAAGCGGACACTAACCGACCTCAAAGAGGCGGGCATGGAAGAACTTTACCTCAACCCCAATATAATACTCTGGCCGTGA